GCAATGGGATACAGGCGCCACGCCATATATTGCCTTGGAAGGGTCCGGCATCAATGACACGACCGTCATCGTTTACCGTCAGCCAAAGAAAATCCTGCCCCAGATCCTCAAGTATTATTTTAGTCATGGCTTTCTGTTTTTTTAAGTTCATCTACAAGCAGTCCGGCGAGAGTTACTGCGGTCTTGGATATGGCTACCGGCGTCCCCCATACCGGCTCTCCCTCCTTCGTCACTTCATCAACGATTGCGGGGTTACCCAGTAGGGCACACATTGCATCCTTGGCTATCTCATAACGACGCTGTTCCCAGTCAGGCTGCCGGCTCTGCAGCCGGCGGTTTATTGCTATGACAGCATCCATATACTGCTTCTCTATCACCGTCATGCCCCTGCCCTCCTTATCTTTTCGATTTCGGTATAGACGCGGCGCAAACCGCCTTTGGAGGCGTTTACGATCTTGGCAATGTCTGATCCTGCCGGGGCGTTGACCTTGGCGATGATCGCAGCCTGTGCCTTCATGAACTTCTCGCGCTCCTTGGCGTCATCCGGAGTTACCTTGCTGTATGTGTCCCCATATCGGCTGAACATTTCGGTATAACCCACCTTCTTGCCCTCTATGGCACGTGTTATCTTCTCCTGCAGCCCGTCGGCTCCCATCATGTACCACCCGCAGCAGCGTTCGGTGGCGTTCCACAACGCCTTTAGCTCCAGAAACGCTTCATACGATAGGTCGCCGGCTTCGTCGAGGATAATCAGAGGCGTGTCAATCGTCCGCAGATAGGCCACAAGGTCCTCGTAGACGTCGCTGTAACGTCCGAAAGACCCTACGCCGAATTCCTTTGCAATCTGGCGTATCAGTTTCAGCTTGGTCTTCACCTGCGAGCAGTCGATATAGACGGCGTGACGGTGCTGTTTCACGTAGGCCCGCGCCGTAAAGGTCTTGCCGATATTGGGCATGTCGCACATTATCGCCGACAGTCCGCTCTGCTGACACGTTTCAAGCTGCTTTGTGATGAAAGCGTAGGTCGGCGTCATGGCGGCCGTCCATTCCATTCCCGGGCGCAACTGTACGCCCAGGCGCCGCGCTATGCCTATCCAGTTGGCTTCGCTCACCTGGCGGTCATAATTGCCTTTCTTGATGGCATTGTAGACGCTGGGAGCGATTCTCAGTGTCGTCGCGTGGCGGTTGTCACTCGGGTAATTCTCTCTGTCCCCAGCTATGGCGGCTGCTATTCTCTGTTTTATTTCGTTCGTTATTTCCATTTCTATGCTGTTTTAATATTGTTCAAATCCTGTTCAGAGCGTCGGCCGTGAAGCGCTCGACATCCATGTATTCCGAATAGTCATTGTCCGGCTCCCGCGTCGGCACGGCTATCGGGACGCTCTTTGCCTCCTTGATTACCTCGGCTACGTCCGGACGATTGATGCCGAGTTTGTGAATCTTGTTTTTCTTTACCATGGCGTCGAACTGAGCCACATATTTCGCCTGATCCGTATAGGCCTCACGGTCGGCTTCGGTCTGCTCGGCCGTCGCCTCGTTGTACCTCTCGACCAGTCGGCATGTGTCGATAAGGCGGCTGTTCTGGTAGATATAGACCTCGCCTATGTTGCCGTCGGCGTCCGGCAGCCAATAGGCGTCAACCTTATAGTTGCGCGGCTCCAACCGTGATATTATTTCCGGGCTCGACAGCCGGTACTGGTTATATTGCACCGTGATATAAGCGTTCTGCTTGACGCTGGTCTGTGTATGCTCGCCGATGAAGCGGTATAGCACGGCTTTGTCAATCGGTGAGAGGTCCGGGTTCTGGCACCGGCACAGAACATCCCAGCGGGTCATACCCGGGAATTTCTTCTGATTCGGGTGCATCATGGAGTTGTACTCCCTGATCATCGCAATGTCATCCGCCACAAGCTGATCATAACCGTAAGTCGGCACCTTATAGGTGTTGTTCAGCTCGTCATAAACCTTTTCCACTTTCGGGCGGTTGGCTTCGAGGGCGGCCCACCATCGGCCTATGTTTTGCTGGCTGCGCTTCTCGACAGAGTATTTCTTTGCCCTGTTGACGTGCTCCTGGCGTTTCTCGCGCGAATTTCCCGGGTTACACCATCGGATCAGAGGGAAGATTACTCCGGCCTGCATAAGACCGTCGGTAAACTTGTTCACCAGATGATGCTCCACCTCAATCTGCGCCGGCATGTACCATCCGTTGCGGTCTATCGTCTGAAACATATTGCGCATGCAGTCTATAAACAGGTCCTTGTCCTTTTTGCGGCTGTAGGCGTAGCCCACTACGGCTCCGCTGGCCACATCGCTCACGTAGTAAGCATGAACATAGCTGCCGTCTCGCATCGGGCGCGGTAGGTCGCGGTCGTCGGCCGAGATTTTGCTGAAAGCGTAATTCGGACTGTGGCGCAGGTGATACGGCCGCTGTAAATTGTTGAAATCCCACTGCGTCTGGTGCACCTTGGCCAGCAGCGCCTTTGTCTTCGGCTGTTTGAGATAGTTTGCTATAGTGCCTTTGCTTAGCACTATCGGGTTACCGGCTTTGTCGGTGAAGTCATCCGAATTGAACACCTCGCCCGTCTCCGGGTCATACACTTCCAGGTCTCCGGTCACAAACTGATTATACATCTCCGCTACCACCGTATCGTAAGGATGCTCGGCCATGGCGCCGAGGCCGCGGATAAGGTCGGCTATGTCATAGGTCACCTTCCGCCGGTTCTGATTCCGGAACTTGCGGCTGATAAGAGCCTCATAGCCTTTTGCCTTGAATTCGTTCACCTTTCCCTTGAATCGGTTCACGCTAAGCGGGAGCGTGTGACCGAACTCCTCACGGTAGTAGTTGATGGCTCCAGCAAGCTCATTCCAGTTGACCGGACCGCCTTTCATAGCCCTGCGCATTATCACGGTGTCAGCCATCACATCGATCACAGCCTGTATAGCCGAGGCGTTGACCGTGTATTCGTTTATGTGCTCGGGTGGTAATGCGCTGCCATCCTCAAAACGGAACCGGGTATAAAAGCCCCGTGCCTCTGCATCGATATGGAAGTGGCTTGCAAACCACATTCTTAGTATCTCTGAATTCATATCTCCGTATTTGTCTTTTATTTTGTCTTGAAACCTTTGCGGCATGGTCGCTATTTCCACGAGTGCATAGCATCCTAAACCTTTCCCCGGACGTACCACGTTAATTTTGCCTCGTCTGCTCAACTGCTTATAATTTGACTCTGACATTATCGGGTTAGGCTCCCGGATCAGGTCCATATAAGAGATGCAGGCTATTTTACCGTAATACTCCATTGTCGTTTATCGGTTAGAGCGCAGCCGCCATTTGTTCAACCTCATTCTGAAGCTGCATAAACTCGGCAATGCTCAGATTGCTGTAACTATCCTTTTTAATCTCGTCAACCATGACGGACACCTCACCGCTTTGGAAGTCAGCGACGATCTTCACACGGGGACCGAATGTCTGCTCCATTGTGCGGTCAGCGGTGTTGTGGGTCGTCTCACACTGGGGAACATACCCCTCTGTCAGTTTGCCGCCTCGTTTAAGGGCGAGTATGCGTATGCGCTTCGCAAGATCGCTGTCCCGCTCGAAGTTCAGGGCTCTCCATACCTGCTGACGGGTACATTTGAACGCCTTGGCCAGAAAGGTCTTGGTCTCGTTGTCTGTTAAAATCTGCTTCTTCATAATCATATTTGCTTGGTGTTGTCGTTTCTGTTTCCCAACTCTCCGCACAGTGTCTGAAAAATATCCTCACACTGTGCGTCATACTGGCACAAATGGCAGTACGACCGGGAGTTTGCCAGTTCAGCCTCGGTCATAAATCCCTCGGCCTGATCCAATGCGGCTTTTACAGCAGCCTGAGTGTACAGGATTGATCCCAACGCGGCGCGCAAACGCTTGTCAAGCTGCTTGTCCGGATTTGCCTTGATAAAATGCTTTGCCATATTCTATGATTTTTATTGTTAATGATTGGTGGGAAAGGCGGGACTCGAACCCGCGACCGGCACGACCATTATTAAGGATCACACCGTGCTGCTCTGCCATCTGAGCTACTTTCCCGGTCACTCCGGCGCATTTGGCGACGCCGGAGCTTCAAATGTTTGCGCCTTGCGGCTTCTCGGCTCTCTTGCCGAAGGATCGCCCTCTCTTGGGTCTAACCCTTTACTTCCTTATGTTGGTGATATGGATTTCGTATTCAAACCTAGCAGCAATCATGGCTTCCACACGAGCCATCGAGCAATCACCTTCTGTCACCACAATAAATGCTGTACGGCTTATCTGATACGCCAATACATCAACATCGTTGATATATTCCACGAAAGAGCAGACCTTATCCCATTCGTGTTCAACTACTTCTACCTTTATTGCCTTCATATCTCTATTTGTATTATATCAAGTATGTTAGATGTAAGCATACTATTTACCGACAGTTGAGCTGATTTGACACCATTCTCTTGCATCCATCTTTTTGCATGATTGATTGCTGTCTGCTTATGGCTTCCGTCCGGAATAAGCACTCCAAAATCATCATAACTATCATTCATAAGTATGTACCAATATCGCTTCATCACAATCTATTTTATTTCGTTTATAATCGGTCTTACTGAGCAACCAAACACTGTGATCAGTCTATATTTCAGGTTCTCCACATAGAAGTCGGGAGCGGTAAACACTATGCCGGTCTCCTCGGTGTAGCTAAATGACACACCATCCATCATCAGGACTGCTGCCACCTTATGCTTGGCACTGTGTGTCTGCCACTCTTTGATTTCGTCTGTCGTTTGCATTTCAGTAGTTCTAAAATTCGTTAATCTCATGCCTTTTTCGTATCTTTGGCGCAGTGGCAACATCTTAACCACACCGCAAATGTAATGGATAAAATTTTAACCACAAAATAAAATGGCAAAAACTTTAACCATAAAGGAGAAAATTCTTGCCTTCTTAATAGAGAAAGGAATAAAAAAAGTAGAGTTCTTTGAACGGACTGGAATTCAGTCAAGTAATTTTAAAGGAGCAAACTTGACATCTGCTCCGGGAAGTGATATGCTAGTAAAAATTTTAACCACATATCCTGAACTATCTGCAGAATGGCTAATGACAGGTAGAGGTGAGATGCTTAAATCTAATTGCTCAAAAGGAAGTGATATGCGTACTTTTCAGGACAACACCTATTCTATTATAAAAAGTAAAGCTCCTGAATTTACGCCAATTAAACAAAACAAAAATCATAATACCCCACTTGAGACCCGTCCCCGTATTCCATTTGACGCAGCGGCTGGAAGCTTATCGATGGCATTGGGTTCCGTGTCGGAAAGCGACTGTGAACAAGTCCCAGTGATTCCTGCTTTCCCCCACTATGACTTCACAATCATTGCACGTGGTGAGTCCATGGAACCACAATATATGTCTGGAGATGAGCTTGCCTGTCTATTCATTAAGGAATCCTCATTCATCCAATGGGGGCGCGCTCATGTTCTCGATACTGCACAAGGCATAGTTGTGAAACGCATCTACGATCATGGTACATCCATAACATGTAAATCCAACAACCCTAACTATCCGGACTTCGACATACCCAAAAAAGATATTTATCGGATCGCTCTTGTGGTTGGTTATCTACGAATAGAATAATAATTATAACATGAAAAATATTTTACTAACACTTTGTTTATTATTTCCTTTCCTTTCAATTTCATGCGTTCCATCTCAAGAAGAGAAAGCTCAGGCCCTAATTCGCACCCAATTAAATCAGATGCTACCCAATATTGGAAGCTATGAAGTAATTGAGTTTGGAGAGTTTGAGCCAGCAAAGATTTGCTTCCAAGAAACTATCGAGGCATACTCACTGTTGAGCGAGCTTCAATCAATTAGCGATGATATGGCACTAGAAGTCGAAATGGCAAAGAGTTCTCATGACCATGCAATCGCTGAAAAACATTTTAAAACGATAAAAGAACTTGATGCTAAGTTTAAAACAATATCAGACTCGATTAATAGGAGAGCTACAGAATTCCATTATGACACTACGATGGTTTCCATGTTTCATAAATTTAGATATTATGATGATAAAAAAAGACATCATCAAATAGTCCCTATGACATTCTATTTCAATAAAGACATAACAAAAATCAAGGGGATAAAGTACCTGTACAATGATGATAGCGGTCCACAAATATACTCAGAGATACCATAGCCCAATCACGCCTCAAATATAACCATGCGGTACGCGCATATCCCCCTCAACACACCATATACACGGCACACACATAGTTTCGAGCATTCGAAATCCAGAATAGCGACAATACGCTAAACGACAAGGTATAACACCGAAAGTCAAGCTAAAAAGTGGTGGGTATTTTCCTACATATATATTGCTATATTTTTAGGTTATCATAAGTATTGGAGTTACTATCCTATGAAATACTACCAAAAAAAAAATCGGAAATGTAACCCTAAATGTAACCCTAAACTTTATTTTATTGTAACCCTAAATTGTAACCCTAAGTGTAACCCTAAACAAAAATAAGCATAAAAAAGGAGCGAAAACCGCTCCTTTAAGCATAAAAATGAATAACAACGAAAGCCTTTCTAACAGCGTTATTTTTACTATTTATTATTACTTATCTTGCTGTCTCTAATAAGCGTAGACTGCTTAATTATAGCCTTTTTAGTTATCACAGTGCCGTTCCCCGACAATCCGGCATGCTGTAAATAGCTCTTAGATGCACCGACCTGCTCCGGTGTCAACACAGAATAGACAGCAGATATACTGGAGAAGTACCAATCCCTCTGTTTCACACCCGTTATAGGGCTTATCAGATGCACATGTATTACCTTGCTCATTTCGACAACAAAAATAGCTAAAATATTCCATATAATCACTATTTGGAATATTTTGAGCAAAATTTATTCCATTCCGGAGTATCAAGAACCACCTGTAAACCATAGTCCCCATCACTACGAAAAATATGGAGATCTCAACATCATAAGTCGGCACAAGGCTATAAAAACCGCCATTCTTACCCTATATTACGCAATCTGAGTAGCGGATGTAAAGAATTGTGTCCGCTTTCAGGCAAAATCACCCATTATTGTAAAGCAGATGTAAGAACCGTGTAAAAGAAAAACCGCTTGGAATTTTCACGCCATTTTCAAGCCACTCCCCTAACCCATTGAACTGCAAAACGTTTAAGCACATTTCACCGACCAACAAATAAATCGCTTCGTTTTACGCCCCATATTTAGTTATGTAAACTTATGCCCGATTTTAAGT